GTCGTCTTCTGTAATCCCAGAAGGAAAAACTTCTTCAGACTTTGGTGCTGGTGCAGTTGCTCCATAACCTTCTGTCTTTGGCATTACGCTAAAACTTAAAAGTGGTGCCTTTGGATTGGCTCCGTCTTTTCTTTTCCAGCCGTTTAGGAAGTATTCTTTACCCTCAACATTGATACTTCCAGTAAAATCTGGTTGAGTTTCCTTTTCTTTCTTTTCGTTTTTCCATAAAGATCCACGATTGCTGTTATCATACTGTTTCATTTATTTCTCCTTTTTAGACCAGTCCTCTAGAACTTTATTTACAATATAAGCAACTTTCCGATCATTAAATCTATGACCTTCTATTTTGCTAACTTTTACAAGCTTATCGTATATATCGCTGTCGATTCTTGAGCTAATTGATTTTTTTACATTAGCCATTTTATTCCTCCAGTAGTTTGGTATAAACTCTAGAGTCACCCTCAGATCTGTAATTCTCCATTACGTCTACAGGTATCTCTTGATCCTTTACCAATCTGGCATAGTTTATTCTCCCTCTTGCTTGTGTCATATGACACTTCACTTGTGAGGTACTAAAAGCTCCGCCATGCTTTGATATAAGCTTGACAGACAATTCTTTTTTCCTTTCATCAAGGATCGAAGCTTTGTCTTTGAGCTACTTTAGTTCTGTTAAAACAGATGCTAATTCAGATGTATCATCCTCATCATCAACTGCCTTGTAATTTATTCCAGGTTCTTCTTTTTCTTGAGTCCACCTTTCAATATAATTAGGGTCTATCTTTTTTTCGTTATACCAAACCATAAACTCTTCTGCTTTTGGTATATATGTTTCTGCCCAAGATAGATCTCTTTCAACCCACTCTTGATAGTGCTCATCATTGCTATACCATTGAAAGAAAAGCATTTCATCTATGTCCATGCACTCCATAGCCATTTGCATTTGATGCCAGTAATTTTTTTTTTGTTCTTTAACATTGGTACATGGTTTTCCCTGTGGGCATTTTACTTCTACAGCAGAAACCTTGCCGTTTCTTCCTTGGACCATTATTCCGTCTGGAGAAATACCCATCCAGTTATGCTTTGGATGTATAACAAAAGATGGTTGGGTTATCTTGTAGCCCATTTCTGATAGTGTTGCTAAGGCTAGTGGTTCGCTATCTGTACCGTGCTTCATGGCAAACATAGCAAATTGATTAAAGGGATCTTGAGTTAATTTATTAGACTCTCTATACATGTCTCTGCCCAAAGACTCCCATTGATCGCCCTTTGTCCAAATACATTCCTTAGCTGTCTTGCATATTCTTGTGCCAGTAATTCTGTTTGCCCTTTGTTCATGCCACTCAGGTGTGCCTTGTTTTATTTTAGCCATTACTTAATCACCTTGCTGTATAAAAGATTTAGCTGAACCCTTGCCTCTTTATCGCTACTAAGATCAGCAACTTTGTCATACTGTTGGAAAAGCTTGAGTGCCTCTTCTTTTGTTTTGACTTTTTTAAGCTCCTTTTTAAATTCATCTATCATTGATATTTCTTGTTGATCATTTTCTGGTTTTGAATTTTCATCCACGCCCTCAAGCTCTGGCTCAACAACACCTTCAAACGGTACACAAAATGTTTCTAATAAGGCATTCCTGTAAGCAAATGATCTTGCCGCTTCAAGGTCCTTAGCCTGCTGTGACAAGCTATGACCAACATATGATCTGTCTACATATGATCCGTCTTCAGTACATAAAAACCTTAAAGTTCCAACAACTCTTGTAAGGGTGTTCTTTCCATCAATGAATTTTGTAGATACATTTAAGTCTGGCTGAACTATTGTAAGAATTTTATTTTCATACAGGGGTTTTGAAAAAGATTGAATGATCTGATCGATACCTCTATATTTATATTTCTGATAGTTATTGACACCCTCTTTTGCTATTGGGTTGTGCATCATGTAATTTTGTACGTTTTGCAACGCCTCGTATATTTTTTCTTTTGCCATAATTATTTCTCCTTGGAATGATTGTATTCTTTATAATATATTAAATCAAGTATTTACAATAATTATATTCTTGTGTTTTAATGTGATCTTACGAGGGAAAATATGTCATTAGAATACATCACTAAAGTCTTAAAGGTGGAGGTTAAGCCCACCCAGAAACTTATATTAATAGTCTTGGCAAACTACTCAGACGAGTTTGGACAGTCATACCCATCACACAAAAAACTTACAGAGCTAACAAATCTGTCATTGACCGCAATAAAAAGTAACTTAAAAGCACTTAAAGATATTGGTTATGTGGACTGGGAAAAAAGAAATAATACTAGCAATCTTTACAAATTAAATGTATGGGCGGGAGGCGACTACCCACGGGCGGGAGGTGACTACAATACTAAAGGTAATACTAAAAAGAAATATATACTTGATTTGAATAGAATTAATGAAATTTTTAAAGAGCAGTGCGACAAGGTATTTTATGTGCATAGTGCGAATGCATTCAAGGCAGAGCCAAGATGGAAGGAACTGCGTGAATTGGGGAGAAAAGGAATCATCTCACCAAAGACTGGTATTGTTATTGATCTGACGCTAGAGGAGTTCTGGTATAAATATTTTGAAGTAGCAAACTCAGAAGGTCATAAGAAGTGGATTAGATCTTACTGGAGTAAGAAACCACAACTAGTAACTATGCTAAGTGTAAATCAATTTGAAGCAATTATAGAGAGGCGATATGGATAATATTTATGAATTAGAGGCAAACACAATTGGGTCCATGGTGCTGGACTATGGAAAGTTTCAGGAGGCACAGGAGAAGGGATTGCTACCAGAGGACTTTGAGTTCTTATCTTATAGGCAGGCATATGAGATCATGATCGACAAGAACGCAAACGATATAGTAACAATAAGAAGCAACCTGAAAGATGACTACGCATTTAAAGAGGTGCAAGAGGCGACAGCACATTGTGTTAGTCCAGCTGGGTTTAGCAGTTGGCTAAAACTTATGCATTCCAAAACAGCAAACAACAAACTACTAAAGCTCGCAAGAGAAATACCAGTAATTGTTGAAGAGAAAACCAGCATAGACGAAAAGGTAGATAGAGTTAATCAACTACTTATTGAAAATAAAATAACCAAAAACTCTGGTGCACCTAAAGAGGCAAGAGATATTCTTGAGACGGTGCATGCAGAGCTAAGGAATGCTGGAACTGAGTCACAGAACATTGTCAGAACTGGTTTCCAAGGAATAGACTCGAAGATCAGAGGGTTCAAGCCTGGTGATTTGATTATTGTTGCTGGTAGACCAGGTATGGGAAAAACTACATGGGCTCTAAATATTGCATCGAACAATATATATAACGGCAAGAATGTTTTAATCTTTAGCTTGGAAATGACCAACGAACAGTTAGTCAAGAAGATCATAAGCTCAGAGTCTGGCATATCAACAGACAAGATGTTGAGCGGAGAGCTTACAAGCTCTGACTGGAAAAACTTTGAAAGATCAAAAGAGAGATTGTCTAAGTGTGACTTATATATTTATGACAAATCTCCAATAACAATTGAAACCTTGGTGAATAAGACAAAGGCAATTCAGGCTGTAAAAGACATTGATCTTATTGTTGTGGACTACTTACAGTTACTTATGACTTCCAGCAAGGCACCTAGTACATCTGACAACAGGACCGCATCAATGACCTACATATCAAACCTTTTAAAGGGTCTGGCAAAAGAAATAGGTTGCCCAGTGATATCTTTATCACAGCTAAACAGGGGAGTAGAATCAAGACCAGACAAAAGACCAGTGCTGTCCGACCTGCGTGACTCTGGTTCTATAGAACAAGATGCAGATATGGTTATAATGTTATATAGAGAGGATTATTACGATGCTCTGGAAACAGGGAACTCTGAAATAATAATCAAGAAAAACAGAATGGGAGAAACAGGAACATTTGAATTAAGTTTTGATGGGGCTATGTCTAAATTTGTAGACCCAGAAGACGTTGCATTCGGGAGAAGAGAAGAATATGGGATCATCTGAAAATTTTCATCAACAACTAAGAGATATAATACCAAAAATATCAGAGGCTAGGGTTAACGTATTGAAGGCGGACGTTGGTCTAAAGAGAGTATTCTGGAGAGAACTATGTATTGCTAAGGAAGACGGTGAGAGAAGTTATAACTCACAGAAATCTAAAGCAGAAGCAACTGACGAATATGCACAGGCATCAATGAAAGTTGCGGTGGCTAAGGCATCACTTGACGCATTACAAACAGAGAAACTGGCGGTAGACATGCAGTTTGAAGAATGGAGAACTAAAATGGCAAACTTAAGATCAGAGAGGAATAGATATGGGGCATGATAATTTTAAAAGCTTTTGTAGAATGATGCATGAGGAATGCAGATCAGAAAGAAGAAGGCATAACGAAAAAGAAATTAGTTTTGAGGACTACATCAAGACTAACAACAAAATGTTATTAAAGAAGTATGCAGGGCAGATCGCCAAATAAAGAAGAACGTGATTGGATGGATTCTATATCTAACTTTGGATGTATAGTATGCCATCTTTTCTATGACTGCTACTCACCAGCAGAGGTTCATCATATAGATGGAAAAACAAAACCAAATGCACACTTGATGTCATTAAGTCTCTGTTACAAACATCACAGAGAAGGAATCAACAATGATCTTTATGTTTCACGGCATCCTTTCAAGCGGGAGTTTGAGAGAAGATATGGAAAGCAGACTGATCTTTTAAAGAAACTAAAGAATTTAATTAAGAGCAAAGGAGAATAATATGAAGTGTTGGCAATGTAATGAACAATTAATATGGGGTGGCGACCATACAGGAGAGGATTACGGTAATGAAGATTATCAAATTGTAAGTAATTTATCTTGTCCTAAATGTGACGCACTGGTTCTTGTTTATCATCAAAAAAAAGAGGCTACAGATGAGTAATCATGGAGAATGGAGAGGAGGTAAGGGTTCTGTAAGAAGAAAATCTAACGATAAACTATATTCAGAAAACTGGGATAAGATTTTTAATAAAAAAAACAAGGAAGATAAATGCCAAAAAGAAAAAAAGAAAAAATAAATTATAAGTACAACGAAGGCGAACTAATTAATGAGTTTGCAAAGTATGTAGATAAAACATATGAGCAACATTATTCCTTAAACAAGTTTCAGGCTACAGAATTTATTATGGACAGCGGTCATGGGGAGGGGTTCTGCATGGGTAATGTAATGAAATATGCACAACGCTATGGCAAAAAGGAAGGAAAGAACAGGGCTGACATACTTAAAGTAATTCACTATGGGTTCTTCGCATTGTATAACCACGACATGCAGAACAAGAAGTGAAACATGTTACCGTCTTTGGAGATATAGATTTGTTGAGCTACGCAAATGCAATAGCCAACATGCCTACACATGCAGATAGAAAAAAAT